ATTCGGGCCAATCCCTATCGAAATGACGCGGATGATCGTCTGCGCCAAGTGTGGCAACAAAAGGTGTCCCCATGCAAATGATCACGGAAACGAATGCACCGGAAGCAATGAGCCAGGCCAGCGCGGGAGTGCCTATGAGTGACGCGCCAGAACTGAAAGCCGAACTTCAGTGGTGCATCGATAACGGCACATACGGGCCGCGCACAGGTGCAGCGCTGCGCTGGGCGCTTGAAGCGCTAGATGCCATGGAAGCGGAGGCCACCCCATGATGTTCTTAACCTTATACCTCCTCATCGGCCTCTGCATCTCCCTCATCGAGTCGCCAACGCGTCCATCGATTGACCTGGCATTGTTGTGGCCACTGGCGCTGGTGGCGATCTCGGGTAGTGTGGTTTTGGGGGATGAATTGTGAAAGAGAGACCGATTTTGTTTAGCGGCCCGATGGTGTGCGCTCTGCTCGACGGTCGCAAGACGCAGACGCGGCGCGTCGTGAAGCCGGCGGGTGCGCATCACATCTTTCAGTTTCGAGGGGAAGATGAAGCGCGTGGAGCCGACGAACCGACCGGCAAATGGGCTTGGTGCCGCTCCGCGGACGTCGTCAGCGAACACATTCATTGCCCGTATGGGAAGCCCGGTGATCGTCTGTGGGTGCGCGAGACGTGGTCAATTGAGTGCTTAGGTCGGATCGGTACATCCGAGGGCTATGACTGCACGTACGAACTGGAATATCGCGCTGATGGTGCCACGCGTGAATTCGATTGTCTGCCTGGCACAGACGACTCTGCTTACCTGCGCGCATACGACCGCATGCGCGGTGATTGGTGGCCTAGCATCCACATGCCGCGCTGGGCGTCACGCATCGCGCTAGAAGTAACTGGCGTACGCGTCGAGCGGTTGCAGGACATCAGTCAAGCAGATGCAGAAGCCGAAGGCATCGACTTCCTTCGGCACGTGCCCGATGCTGACGAGACCCTGACGGCGCGCGAACTTTACATGTGCCTTTGGGATGGACTTAAGCCATCCGCCGGTGCGGAATGGTCGGACAACCCGTGGGTGTGGGTGGTGGAGTTCAAACGGGCATGATCGAAGCAGCACAACGGGTCATCGAAGCGACCCGCCAACACTGGGAGCCAGCGATGGAACGACGAGAGGTAGTCGACCTGTTCGGTGAGACGGTCGTGATCGAGATCAGCGAAGCGAAGGGAGTTCGCAAGCCGACGAGGCCGAACGGGTATGCAGCGCCGCCCGGAACCGGACCGGCCGGAGAGACGTGCAAAAGTTGTGAGCATGCGGTGCGAGTGAGCGGCAACACAGCCAATACATATCGCAAGTGCGCACTGATGCGGGAGCATTGGACGGGCGGGCCGGGTAGCGACATATTGTTTCGGTCGCCGGCTTGCAGGCTATGGGAGAAGGAGAAGGAATGAAACCAATTTATCTTGATCTGCAATCAGTCGCCAAGGCCGTGTCTTTGTCCGAGTCGAGCGTCAAGAAGCTCGTTCGCGAGAAGCGGTTCCCGCAACCGCGCATGCTATCCGGGCGCCGGGTTGCGTGGCTGGTGCGGGAAGTGGAGGGGTGGGCAGAAGGTCGCCCGACATCGAATCTTCTGCCGCCCGGCGCTAGCGAGTCAGAATCTGTTCAAGATGATCGGCAAGCCGCATAAGCCAAACCCGCCTTTCGGCATCGTACTTGTGCCTGTTGTAAACGCCCTCAACGCCTGGCAGAATGTGCCCAAGGATCGCCTCAGCAACTTCGCGAGGGCATCCTAGGGCGGCCAGAAGCGTTCGCGACGTTCTGCGAAGGTCATGCGGAGCCCAATGGGATACCGGCAACACAGGTCGCAGAGTTTGGCCGGGCTCGAGTGAATACGGCTGGTGCGCCCACACGACAGCCTGAATGCTCTTTTGCGGGATGTGCGGATTGTCCGCAGTGGGAAACAGATACCCTTTACCGTACAACTTCGCGCGCCGCGTTGCGATGTCTGCGGCCCGTCCAGAGAGCGGCACTCGATGGTCAGTCGCGCTCGCCCTGTTTTTGTTCTTGGTTTTCGCCTTGGGTATCGTCCACCAGAGTCCATCGACCTCCTTGGAAAGCTCCCGACCTTCCATCAGGACAATCTCGCCACCGCGCAAGGCTGTCCATAGATACATGGTCAAGACATCCGCGATCGTCTCAGACAGGTTCGGCAACCATGGAACCAGTATCTGGAGTTCTTCGACGCTCAACACGCGCTTGACCTTCGACAGTTCGCCGCCGACCTTCCTACCCGCGCTTCGCAATTTGCCGCGCATGACTTGGCGCCACCAGTTCGGCGTGTCATCCGGGATTCGGCCGGCGTCCAGGGCATGATCCCATGCTGCACCAAGTTCGGATCTCAGGATGGCAGCATTCCGCGGCGCCTGACGCTCTCCGTCCAGCAGTTCGAACGCCTGACTTCTGGTGATCGACGCCGCTGGCATGTCAGCAATAGGCGATATTTTCGCCATGATGCGCCGCCGAGATTGCGACGCCCCGAGCGAATCCCGATGCCGCTCAATGTGGCCGGTGAGGAAGTCCTCGCATAGTTTGCGCACCGTGTATGATTCCGGCGTTATAGCGACTGCCGGGCCATTGGCATTCTTTCTTGTTAGGACAGGGTCCTCGCCAGCGTCCCGACGCGCCCGGATTTCCTCCCATGCCGCGATAGCGGCAGCGTAGGACATGGCTGGCCACTCCCCCAATTTTTGCTGGCGCATGCGGCCATCGACAGGGGATTTGAAGCGATAAATCCAGCTACGCCGGCTGGTAGATGCTTCAAGTCGGAGCCCCGGAAAGTCGGCAAATGCGATATGGTTTCCGGGCGGTATTTGCTTGGCTGTGCGGGCGTCGAATTTCACGGCGTAGGTTTTGAAAAATCAAAGCGCAAAAGCTACGCCGAATTCAAAACTTTCGCAAGCCGTTGATGCCCGACGATGCCTTAAGTTTGTTTAATTGAACCGGCTGAAATGCCCGCCAGTGTTGGGCTGCAAGGCGACAAATCCTTATACAGCAAGGGTTGCCGGGAAAAACCGAATCTGTCAATTTGATGCTCGCAGAACAACGTCACTTGCTTTGTGGGCGGGCCTCGGATTGAAAACCTACGCTGCAACCTACGCCAGCAAAAACCTACGCGAAAAGCTGCTTTATGAGTTGCCTGAATCCGAGAACGTGGCGAGAATACTGTACATCCATACAGCACTCAGCGGGCTTCGCCATGGGTCATTTCCGCTATCCCGACGCTGCCACCGATCGCCCCTGCTGGACGTGCGAGCATGTTGCTGGCGAGATCGCTGGCGGCCTGCATGCCCTCTGCCTGAAAGGAGGGCGCAAGTATGTTCAGGCGTTGCCGGAGCGCGGGTGCGTCTACTGGATTCGCGCAACCGGAAGCGACGACGAGCCAGGTACGGTCAATGCTCCCCGCCAGACAGGAGACCACCATGACCGATAGACCAACCGATGACCAGGACAAGCCGCCGCTCGTCAAGGCGCTGCTCCTCGCCCGCTACACCCTCGTGATCCACAACGGCATGACCGCCACGAGCGAGGGCGAGTCCTGGCGACTGGATTTCACTGGTGAGCTGGCAGAGATCGACGCGGCGTTGCAGACTGCCGGCATAGATACGACGAAGCCGATGCTTGCACCGGTCAAGTGGTGAGCATGGATGCGTCGGATTTGATGCTCGCGACACTTCACAGGCGTCCGTTCTCGGACCCCGAATGGCTGTACGAAATCAAATACGATGGATTCCGCTGCCTCGTCCTGAAGACCGGCGAACAGGTTGATCTGCTCAGCAGAAACGGGAACCTGTTCAATGGCTCGTTTCCAGAAGTCGTAGACGCGGTTGCGACCGTACCCGGCGACTTTGTCTGGGATGCCGAGTTGACCGTCGATGATGCGGCCGGGCGACCGTCATTCGAGCGGCTACAGCGGCGCGCCGTCACGAGATCAGAGAAGAATGTGCGGGCCGCTTCACGGGCTGATCCGGCGAGGCTCTATGTGTTCGATGCGCTGTCGATCGACGGCGAGGATTTGCGAGGCTTGCCGCTGCTGGAGCGCAAAGAACGCTTGCGGGAATCGTTTGACGACACGAAGACACTAATCTACGCCAGCGGAATACAGGGTGCGGGAGAATGGGTCTTCGAGAAGGCGCAGAGCCTGGATCTTGAGGGCATGATCGCCAAGCGGATGGACTCAACTTACCAGCGGGGACGATCGAGGGATTGGCTTAAGATCAAGCATGCCGGGTACAGCAGGCCGGCGGCTTTGGGGTGGGGCAAAACAAAGGAGAAGTGATGGGCTGTCAGATTGGAGTAAGCGGGACGGATATCGAAATATGCTATAGCCGCGGCTCGCGCGCTGTCTGGTCGCTGACCGACCGATGGCTTGTGCCGTCGCGCGACTGTGACGCCGATCCACGCGGCCCAGGTGGCTATGGCGAACAGAACCATATCGATGCTGCGGCGATGGCTGCACTCGACGCCGATGCGCCGCATGACATTGAAGCGTTTCGCGCCTACTGCATCGCGCACGCGTACAAGGGCAACGAGTTGGACGACGATGATCTTGCGCAGATTCGGAAGTTTATTGGGAAGGCGGCGAAAGCGAACAAGAGCGTTTGGCTTTCATATTGACGCGCTACTTGCGTAGGCAGATTGATGTGCGCTCAAGGGCGCGGGAGGCGGGGATGGAATTACAGCGATGGGATGTGACGACGGATCAATGGCGCAAGGATCCAAACGGAATATGGGTCAAGGCCGATGATGCAATCAGGCGCGAGGTTGAGCTATTGCGGCGAATCCAGGCGCTGGAGGCGCGCACCATCGAATTGATCGATGCTATGCCGACGTGAGAGAGGGGTGCCGCCCGGACCGAAGTCCGGACGGGATACAGCGTTGGAAGGAGTGGCCGGATTCGAACCGGCGAGCGACGCTAGTCCTATGACGTCGCATACCAAGCCTGCCTAGACCGTCGTCCAGACATTCACCCCACAGACAGTCTAACGCCTGTTATGGCGGTTTACAACGTCAGACCTGTTAAACCCTATCGCGCTACGGGAAGAATTACGAGTGGATCAGGAAGGTACCCCTGAGCCGAGCGCATTTATTACCCTGGCTATTTGGTGATCGACAACGTTAGGTAGCGGCAGCGCCGGCTTCCCGATATGCGTCAGCAGCGCGGCGTGATGCCAGCCGGGCGGAAGGTCGGGCACGATGTCGAGACCTTGCTTGTACAGATGGACCGGCACTTTCGCAAGTAGCGTCCTGACGTTGAGATCGGGGCTAACGCGCGCCGGCTCAAAGCCATAGACGGCAGCGGGCGGATTACCCGATGCCATCATGTCCGCCGCGGCCGCAATCGCGATACAGGCTCCCAGCGAATGACCGACCAGCGTCACCGGCTGTCCTTTGATAGCGGCAAGTACCGGGACGGAAATAGCCTGCCACGCTTCCCAGAAGCCCCGATGAAACTTGCCAACGCCAGGCACATCGATTGGCTCGATATCGAAGTCTGCCTCAAAGCAATCCGCGTTATCCGTGCCCGGAAAGGCGATGCACAACCCGGCTGCAGTCTGCCGAACGATGGCGCGAGAGGCGCTATCTGCCTTTCCGATGTCGGGAACCGCGCTGTATGCCTCCTGAGCAAGGAGCGCAAAGTCGCGGGGCGTCATTACTTGCTCACAGCAGCGGATGCAGCGACAGGAGCCGATGCAGCGGGCACAGCGCTAGCCGCTTGAGCTGCCACGACGGCACTTGCTGCACTCGTCGCCACATCGGCAGTTGCGCATACGACGCCATTCACGGCGGCAGCGGTGGCGACTTGCGGACTGGCTACGCCTGCTGCGACGAGCGTGGGCTGCACGACCTTGCAACCGTTGCTGATCGTCTGCAGCGCGATCAGGTTGGTTTGATTCAGGTTTGCCAGCGTAGTGTTGAGATTGGCTTGCTGGGTGGACGAGCAAGCGCCGAGAGCGAGCACGACGAAGCCTGCCGCGAGGGCATTCAGGGATTTCATTTGGATTTCCTTCAGGGGAGATTCAGAAGCGCCAGGCGGCGCCGAGCTTGACTTGCAGTGATTCGGTCTTCTGGACCGTGACCGAGAGATCGGTTGAGGGCGGAATTTGCGCCATCACGACGCAGCAGCCAACGGCGTAAGTCTTTGAATCGAAGGTCGGCAGGACTTCAACGCGAGCTGCGCAGCCGCCGAGCAGCAGACACAGCGCGAGGCGGATCATTGCGCCGGCGTGGCGGCCTTGGCTGCGGCGCGAGCGGCGACGTAGTTATAGCCAGCATGCACAGCCATCACGATCGCGCCAGCGATGAGTGCCGACAGATTGGTAGGCGCGGATCCATGGAAACCAGCCAAGGCCCATTCGACCGTTGGAACGAGTTCTGCGGCGCTTACCGTGAGGCCGCCGCTAATAATTGCCTTGTTCATGCTTGCTCCTTGTCCGATAGCGGACGGTTCTTGATCTTGTCGTGCCATGCGGACGCATCCGTGCGCACGTCGACGTTGAAACTGCGGAAATTTCCCAGATGCCCCGCAAAAAGATGGCAGTTGACGCCGTCTTTCTTTGCCTCGCAGAGCGTGATCAAGTTGTCCGGATCGAGCTCAAGATCGGGATGCAGATGGAAGGGGCGCACGTGATGCACTTCGAGGTCTTCAGACCCGCCGCACAACTCGCAAACCGGATGGAGAGCGAGGTGTTGCTTGCGCACTGTCGACCAGTGGCCCGAGCGGGCGTGCGTTACCGGATGCTTGCCTTGGGCCGCATCGACGAGATGTTTGATGATTGGCATGGGCGTAAAAAAGCCCGCGCAGGGCGGGCAGTGAGATGGGGGTATGCGTGGGGCGGATAAATGGCAAATATCTGTCAGGCGGATATTGGTGCTACGCTCGGGATGGCCGGCATCGTCCCAGTCTCCATCGCCTTTGCCAGCCTTTGAGCGCGCGCGCCAACTTGCGCGGCCCATGCGGAGTTCAGCATCGCAGCAGCAGCAATCGCATAAGAGCCTCGCTGCATCGCGCCCAACGCATTCTTGAAGCCAAGCAGCTTGCCGATTCCCAGGTTGTAAGCCATGTTCGCAACGCAGCGCTGACGAACCTCATCAAGCGAGCGCCACCAAGGAAGGTTGCGATCGAGATTAGCGAGCGTATCTGCGATGTCTTGCTCGAGCAGCTGCGTGACCTGTGCATCTGAGAGCGGATAGGCCCAGTTAGCAGGGAGCGGTTTGGCTTGCAAGTTCCTGCCAACGCCCGTCGTTTGAATGCCCTTGGTGTCTTTGTACGGCCAGTAGCGCACGCCTTCATCGCGGCGCAATTCAGCTTCGAGCAGGACGAGATCCATAGACGCTCCAGACAACAAAAAACCCGCTCGCGGGCGGGTCAGTCACTTGAACAGAACTTC